GATGCAACAGATGCAAGATAATTTTAAACAGATTAATATTAAGCTTGATAAACTAATTGAAAAGCTATAACCAGATGAATTACACCCTTGAAATTCAAGAAGACAGCAACGGAGATTATTTTATTGAGTTTCCCACTGAAATAGTAGAAGCTCTTGGCTGGACAGAAGGAGATATTTTAGAATGGAAACTAAAAGGCCAAGGCGTAATTTTATCAAAACTTAATGATCCAACAGGATATGAAGCAATAGAAGAATAGGTTGATAGAATAGAAACAATAATAAATAGATAAATGAGAGTAAGCGGACTTGCAAACATACCTGGAGCACCTGGAAATTTAGAGTTTTTTAATACACAAAGAATGCAACCTAGGTTACCGATGACTTTTGGTGGAAGTGAAGCTGAGCCACAAGTAGCTAATGCATTTACTGATTGGTTATTTGGTAAAAAGTCGTTATCTGATATAGTTGCTCCAGGTGTGGATAGAACTTTAAAGGGAATTCCTGATCCTACACGAATCAATGGTTCCCCTGGTATTCGTGACACTCGAAACAAACAAGAACAAATAATTGAGCAGCTTCGTAAAGGTCAATCTTTTGTTCCAAAAGAAAATACTTTTCTTGCACAAGCTTTTCCAGGAGGACAAAACATAGGTAACGTAGGTGGAATGATGCAGCCCCCTCAAGAATTTATACCTATGACAAACTTTGAAGGATACGGACCTCCTCAACCGACAGGGCCTTCACCAGAACAGTTAAAAGCATTACAGGTATATGATGCGGCTAAACAACAAAAAGAAGCTCAAAATGCAGCGATTCTTCAACAAGGAATACAAGCTAGAAATGAAATGCTAGAGAAATCTCCTACGTCTTCTAAACCATTGTATTTAGATATCAATGCAGTGCCTACAGGACTAGAATCAGTGGGGGCAGGAGCTAAGGTTGATCTTGGACGTAATCAAAACCTTAATTTTGGAGGCATGTTTACCCCTGGATATGCAGAACAAGGAGTTCAGATTCCCCAAGGGTATACATTAAAAGCTGGTTATGGCACTCCAAGTCTTGATGTAAATGTGAACTTTAGAGAAGGTAGGCGAGGATTAGGGCCACAACAAGGTGGTGGCTTTGGTGCTGAAGCAATGTATAACACTCGTTTTTAAATCCCAAAAAGTTAATAAAGATGCTAAGATTTACAAAACCAAACCCTAATAACTAATCTGTGGACGCTAACTCTCGCCTAAAAGAAATTGTTGATTCCTATCTTGAGAAAGATGGCGGAGTAAACATTGACACAGGTATTGTTGCGTCCCACGTAGCCCAAATGAAACTCTTTGGTATCCGCCAAGGGGTAGAATTTTTTCCTTCTCAAGATAATTTTGGTAATCAACGCAAAGATTTTGTCGACAGAGTACTTAAATACAACAGGATGGATACACGCCTAGATTCAATCTGGGAGTATTTCCTGTGTGATGGACAAGGTTTGTTTTATATCAGACCTACTGAGTCTAATTACCGACTTTACTTTTTCCGTCAACATGAATATCGTTCTTACTACGGCATTAATGGCGAGCTAGAAGAAGTAATTATTATCTATAGCTATAAAGTAAGACAGGGAACAGGCTTTAGCGATGGCGTTAATATCACCAATATCTCAGGTACTGCTATTACTGGCCCACAGGGGGCCAAACGATATATCAAATTATCAATCAAAGACAAGGTAATTGAAGAAACACATAGTGAAGGAGAGATGTCCTTTGACTTACCTAGTTATAATGTCCCAGGGCGTACTCAAACATTCCGAAACACACTCGGATTTATTCCTTGTGTAGAAATATTTAATAGTCCTAAGGGTTTTTCTAACGAAGGAGTAGGCGAATTTGACGCATTAGCCAATCATATTGTCACGCATGACGAAATGGTACGCACCATGCGTAAGAATGTACAGTTCTTTGGTAATCCAACCCTTCTCTCATCAAGACCTAAGACAGATCTGATGGAATCTGGGTCAGATTCTACAGTTCAACGTCCTTCTATTGCAGCAAACTCCGGTTTTACTGGATTAGGAGCCTTAAGTCAGTCAAGATTTAAGTCTGATCCACTCTCTAGGGGTATGGATGGGCAAATTAGGGTGCCTAGGGTGATTGCCAACCTGGAACCTAACGACCGTGTTGGTTATATTGTCCCAGATGCTATCACTGGGGACCAAAATAACTTTGCACGTCAGTATCGAGAAGAAATACGGACAGCTTTAGGGGGTGTAGACGACCTTTCTATCTCCGCTGGTATCACAGCAACAGAATATAAGTCATTATTCGGTCGTGTATCAGCAACATCTAAGAAAAAAGCAAATGCTATTTATACATATGGCATTTGTAGGTGTTTAGAGTTAATCATTTATCAAGAAGAGCGTTTATTCCGTGATACCTTAGCTGCTGCCACAGGAATTGAGAAGCCAGTTGAGCCAACAGAGAACGCAGCTAAAGAAGAAATTGATTTATACGAAGCAGGTTTAAAAGGATTTGAAGAAAAGATTAAACAAATAATGAAGGCATGTGTAGAGACTCAACATATACCTACAGGAGTCATCGGCCTAATACCAGACGGGGATCTGACCATGCTTTGGCGTTGGTTAGGTCCTGTTTACGAAGACTCTACACAAGATATTTTAAATAATTCTATCGTGGTACGTAACCTCCAAGAATTAGGTGTTGATAGTATTGAAGCACTGAAGTACCTCTTCCCGTCAAAAACGGATGAGGAGCGGGCCGCGATGTTATCGGGGTTTCCGTTCAGGATGGTCAACGAATTGCAAGGTGCTTACTCAGCTTTTGCAAAATTAGTGGGGGGCATGATGCAGACCCCTCACCCGCAGTCACCAGATTTACCGATGGCTGCGGACCCACGTCTTGACCTTACACCTTATCTGTATCGCACCTTAGAAGCATTACAAAAGGAGATGAGTTATGCAGGACGCTACCGTCCAATCGATCCCACAGATGAGCCAAGTACCAACAGCAGTAGCACCAAGCAGCTACGTGGCAGTACCAGCGCCTCAGGCTCCGGGACAGAGCTACCAGGGACCGATCAATTACCAAGTGGGTACCAGTTACCCCCAAGCGGTGCCACAAGCACCTATCAGCTACCAATCAAGCCCTACTCAGTACGCCCCCCAATCCCAACCGGCGGCACCCCAGAGCAGCCCATGGGAATCGGCGTTCAACAAGGTGGTGGGTCTGCTGAGCGCACCAGTCCAATCCCCGTTCCAGGGTCAACCCTCGGCTCCGACGCCAACATACGCCCCGGCCAATTACGGTCAGACGTACAACGGCCAACCTATGCCCAGCTTGGGGACGCAGACCTCGTATCCCAACCAGGAATACTCAGCCAACTATTCCCAAACCTCCTCCAGTCCCTCACTGGCGGACGTAGCGGATTACCTGGGCCTGAGCAACGAAAGCCGCCAGGTGATCGACGCGTTCGGGGTAGAAGCACCAGCCGTCCTAAATAATTATGCTCTCCAACTGGAAAGCATGTTGGATAGTGCAGTTGCATGGGGCTCTAAAGCCAGCGGTTTACTGCATGGCTACGCCAACTTTGCTGTAAATGAACATCAAGAGAATCTCGCTTATAACGAAATTCTGACTAATCCTGATGTACTGAGTGACTACACTTTGAAGTTCTTCGGTCCTGAAGGTCCTTATCCTGTTTACGAAAGTGAGCAAGATTTGAATACCCCTGGCTATCGCACAGAGCAAGTAGTACCTGGGTATGGGAATTTCCCTGCACCTCCTGAAGCTGCTGGCCCACAACAACCCCAAAACTTCTGGGGCGGCTTCAATGAAATCATGGCACGAGATCCCCAGAATGCCTGGCGTGTTCTTAACCAAGCTCAACCTAATACTGTAGCTAACAAGCTATTTGTAATGGAGTGAGGCCATGCGTCCACTTCTTAAATACGGAATCCCTGCAGCCGCTGGTTTAGCAACAGGTGGATATGCTCTTTCTCAAGGTGAAGATCCAGGATCTGCAGCTCTTGCAGGAGTTGGTGGCGCCCTTGGCGGAGCTGCTGGTTTACTTGGTGCTCGTCGGTTAGCTGGTAAGTATTCTCCTGAAATAAGGAGCAGGATAGAAGATGCCGCCACTAGACCAGGTATTCCTACTTTTCTTCAGGAGGTTCTTGAAGAACCATTACAGCTTTCACCTAAAGAATTAGAAAGGCGCCTTGGTAAGGGTACTGCTAGTCTCGCTGTTCCTGCTGCCGCTGGTCTCGCTGGTCTAGGAGGTGTTGCCCTTGGAGCCATCCCTGGCTCTATGGGTGTACCAGGATTTACAGATCAACGTATTGATCCTGAATCTTACGGATCTAGTAATTCACCAGGTGCCCGGTACAAACAAACAACAGGCACTGCGGGTATTAGTAACTATCAACGATAGTTAAATTAATACCTGCTAAAATTTTCATAGATAAAGACAGTTGTACGTCTGAATCTTTTCACCATACATCCTGCAATATAGGAGGATAAACTAAAGTGTTTATTGATACCGATTTTCCAAAAATCTTAGGTGCAGAACTTTACCGTCCTCACCCTGCTTACATCTGCGAGATGGCCGTAGAACCAGTAGTGGTTCATGACTTTACTCGTCAGCCTGGTCAAACCGTTCAACTTGATCGCTACAAATTCTGGGGCACTCCTGGTACTAAGGATAGCCGCGAACGTATTTCCGATCAAACCATTGGTACTGCTAACAGCCGTAACATCACTAAGGAGAAAGTCCTTGTGGTGCTTAAGGAATACACTGGCCCTGCGGATCCTTCTGATCCTACTCAACCCAGTACCTTTAAGATTGCTCGTGAAACTCTGATTACTGCTCAGCGCATGTTGCTGGACACAGGTAATCTGAATATGTTCCACCAGTCTATTGGCTCCCTTACACTTCTTGATGATTATCGTCGTTGGCGTGATCGTGTGTTTATTGATGAACTAGCCAAAGCAGAAGCCAATGGTGAAGCATCAACATCACAAGGTGGTTACTATTTCCCAACTGGCGCTGCTAAGGATTCCAGTGGCCGTATTTCTTACACCACTGCTCAGTACACAGCTAACTCACAACAGTTCCACGTATCTACCGACCTGTTGAATGTAGTTAAGGATCTCCGTAAGCGCAACGTACCTACCTTCTCTGATGGTTTGTATCGTTGTATTTGCGATCCTACTTTCATGATGCACTTGCGTCGTGATGCTGACTTCCGTGAAATCGCACGTTATTCAGGTAATCCTGGCCAAGGCATGTATATGTCTGGCAATCCCATGATGCCTAATAACGCTAGCTTCTATCAAGGTCCTCAAGCGGGCCAAGGTTACTTCCTGGCTGGTGAACCTGTAATGCCTACTGGCGTTCAGTTTGAAGGTGTTAAATTCTATGAATCTACCAACTTCCCAACCAAGAATATTACAGCTAGCTTTACTGACGCTCCTGCTTATACTTCCCAGGAAGTAGCCCAAGGTTTCTTCTTTGGTCCTCAAGCAGTAGGCGTTGGTGTAGGCGGTCCTAATGCTCAAGTTCTCATTAACAATAATGATGACTTCAGCCGCTTTATCATTCTTATCTGGCAACTGTATGCTGGTTTTGAAATCCTGAACAAGGACTTTGTTACCACTGCTTACAGCTTCGTCAGCGATGACGGCGTTCTTTGATACAATAAATAAAACAACAAGGAGAAATAAATGACTTATTTGACTTCCAAAAAGATCTACCCTGGTAACTGGGTAGAAGCTCTTAATGGCTGGTACAAAAACTTTGATTCCACTGGCGCTGGTGGAAGTGCAGATGCGTCTAAGGCTGGTCCTACATCTGTTCTAGCTATTCCTGGCTATCGTTACTTTCAGCAACGTGGTTATGTTCCTGTAACCTGGGTGTCTGGTGATTCTGCTACTTATGGTCAAACCATGAGTGTTATCATCCCATCTCCTTACAGGCAAGATGATACTCGTACTGATATTACCGGAATGGTAATCAGTGGCAACTCCACCCAAGCAGGCTATGTTTACCGCGCTGCAATCTCCGTTGGTTCTGGCTGGGGAGACAATCGTGTTGCTTCTGGCGTGTATAACACTACAGGTAACGTAATTGCTTTTGGTCGTGACAGTTCTGGTCCAGTTGCTGCTTCTGGTGAATCAGTAGCTGCTGCTGTATTATCTTCTACTGTTTCAGGTGAAGGTGCAGGTACTGTTTATTTTGCAGGTGGTAATCAAGCCTTTGGTTCAGTTCCTGTATTTATTGGACCTGCCTCAGGTCTACAAGTTACAGCTGGTTCAGGTTTCGTAAACAGTGGCGCTGTATACAAACAGATCACTTCTGCTACAACCTTTAAGGTATACTCTAAAGCTTCTGGTGATGCCACTGCTGTTTCAGGCGGTGTGTACATCTCACAAGCAGACAAAAATGCTGGTTTAACCGGTTATCTGTTTGTGGAAGTTTGCTACCTGGTTCCTGATAACGCCCCTGATTACAGTGATTTGGAAGCTTATCTTAATAATCGGACCGTCAGTTCGACTTAATTAGGGTAAACTAATACCAGAACACCTGGTACCCATGCTTTATCAACACACCAAAACCGGCGCTCGGGTCAAAGTTATTAGTGAATGGGATAACGGCGAATGGTTCATGGTCGAAGATCAGGACGGTCGCCTTTATACCGTATACAAGACTGAGATCAAACCGGATGAGTCAGCCACTAAAACGGTTAAGACTCTACAGGTAAAAGATAAAGCAGCAAAGGAAGCGCCCCGTGCTTTTCCCCCAGATCATCGCTTGAATATTAATTCAGCAACCGCTCAAATGATTGCTGACCATATTAAAGGGATTGGTCTCAAGACAGCACGTGAGATTAAAGACATACAGATGAGTCTTTCTGGTGAAAAGTTCAGCAATCTAGATCAGTTAAAACAGATCAAACGTGTTGATTGGGACTCTGTATTTGCTGCTAACCTGGTACGCGTGTGATATAAGCCCTGCTTCGGTGGGGCTTCTTCATTTTAGAATTGAAATAAAGTAGTAAAATGGCAAACTCAGGTGGTAGGTTCTTTGTAGGAAATATTGGCAGTACTGGTACAGCCACTGGCCCTCATATTCATAAATACGTTAAGGATTTAAAAACAGGTTCTTATATTGATCCATCAACAATTAAAAGCGCTTTAACCGGGATTCAGATCGGAGAGAAAAGAACTCCTTTGGTTAGACGCACCTCTACGGGTGGTTTTGAGTGGAATCCAGATACAGGATTAGTGGTTACCTCACCGTTTGGCCAAAGGACAGCACCAACGGCTGGAGCATCGACTGATCATAAAGGCATCGATTTTGGTGGCGCAGCTGGAACACCAGTTTATTTACAAGGTTATGGTAAAGCTTTACCTGTACCATCAGCAGGTGGTTACGGTAACTTAATGACGTTTAGAACAGGAGATAATAAATATGAATTAGGTTTTGGACATATGAGTAAGCTGGGACCAGAAGCGCAGGTATATGCATCAAATTTAAATTCAAAACCAGCAGTACCTTCAATTGAACAACGTCAACAAGAACAGTTAATAGGCGCTGGTACAGCATTGGCTTTAATAAGTAAATTATTTGGACAAGCAAAAAACGATAAAGATAGTTCCCGTGGTTTATACAGCAGTTTAGTTGGATCAATGTTAAACCCTAAACAAGACACAACCACAGATTTTTTAATGAATTACATGATGCAAAATCCGTATGAAGCATAAGATTGATTTATTACACCTATAATAAAAGAATGATGGTAACAAGAAGTGCAGCTATCTGATTTTGACAAAAGTAGAGTAAGGTACCATCTAGGTTATTTTACTGTTTCTATTCCAGCAGGAGACTATGCTCGTCTGGAAGAAGCAATGAATACTATACCTGATTCTTATTTCTACAATAAGATTACTATTCAGGTTGGTCGTTGTGATACAGCAGAAAAGAAAACTGAAGTTGCAAGTTCTCCTTCTACTAGGATTGAAAGTATTCTTGGAGACGTAGACCGTACTATTCGATCTTCTAATGCAAAAGAAGCTCTTAAAGTATGGGATGAAATATACTTGTATGAAACAAATCGACTAGCCATGATTCTTTATGTGCCAAATTATAAAGATCCATTCCAAGCTCGATATCGTTATGAGCGTTCAGGTGCTGAATATATTCAAGCATTACCTGGACCCGCAGATACTGCCGTAGGTAGTAATCTTTATCTTCACGTAAACCACAGGTAGTGTCATGAATCCATTTGAGAAGTTTATTCAAAAAGCATCCGGATTAAATCCAGTCGGTAGAGTTGGAGGATTATTTAATAAACCAATTGGTAGATTAAGCTCTGTAGGCGCTTTAGTAGACACTGGATATAAAGGAGCTACACAGCAATCACGTCTAGGAGGGCTTTTTACCCCTGAAGGAGCCGCATATAATGTAGTAAGAAATGCTACAGGAGGCCCCTTTTCGCTATTACCTCAAGTGGTATCGGGACTACAAGAGTTGCCTTATGGCTCAAGGACACTTGGCCTTGCCACAAACAGTCTTGCTAATGAAATAAAATATGGTGGATCAAAAATAGCAAATGAATCCAATTATATTATTGATCGTTTAAAACTAGGTAATCTACCTTATGGCGAAGTAGATAGGCGTATAAACACAGGTGATTATGGAAGGAATGCTCCTCCAGGAAGCGGTAAGTTCTTTGGGACAATGACGTATTCCCCAGAAGGCTCTCTTGATAACGCTCCAGCTCGTGAACGCGCTTATGCTGCAGAGCTTTCCAGTACTGCGCAACAAGCAGCACAGAATCCTATGTTAAATCAATATAGATCTTTAAGTAAAACAGATCCAACAGCGGCCCTTAATTTAGGCATGCAAATGTGGGCACAAGCAAACCCTGGCTTGGCACAAAAAGTTAAACCTGGTCAGTCAGGATATGAGGCTATTCAACCGGCCATTGATAATTATTATACTAATCAGTACCGTGATTATGGAGAACCTGCCTCAACACCTATTACTCCCCCTGGACCGACAGAAGAAGAAATACAAGCTTATTATAAAAACCAATACCGCGATTATGGTGAACCAATATTTAATCCTGCTGAAATGTTAAACTATAAAAAATAATAATTATTTAATTCTTGGCATTGTAAACCATATAAGTCCAAGCCAGCTGGATAAGAATCTTTGATTCACGGGGACCAGTGTTGTTGCAATAAACTGATGATTCTTTGCCCTAATTTTGTTAGACGCCTTGCAGCTACAGTGAGTTTAATTACGTCTGTTCAAGCCGTATTCACGCCAGGTCTCAAGGCTGAGTCAAATTGGGTTAACTGAAACACCATTAAAAATAGAATTTATGGCACCACGTACAGTACAACAGCTTTTTGGGTTTAAAGATCCAGAAGTTAATATGCTTACTGTCCTTTCTGGATTAGAAGGATATAGGGGGCACGGTGGAAAGGACACTGCTGCTGTAGCTGCAAACGCTCTTTCTAGAATGTTAAGTGGACAGTGGGGAGGTAAAGATATTGGTAGCGTCATCAAAGCCCCTGGGCAATATGAAGCTGTTTTTAAATATTCAAAACAACAATTAGCTGATCCTGCTTTTGGCGCAAAAGTATTAGGTGGACAAGACGAATACAATCGAATACGAAACCTTGTAAATAATCCAGATCTTGTCAAACAAGCGTATGAAGCTTCCAGAGGAGCACAATCTTTTCGTGGTACAGCTGCATATGCGCACAAAAAACCCACTGATTACGTACCTGTCCCAGGGAAAAGTAACTATTACTTTGATCCTTTAGATAAGACTGTTTACAATAAAGGGCTACAGCTCTTTGGTGGAGCAGGAGCACCCCCAGTAAAACCTAAAGAAGTTTCTTCTGCTCTGGGATTAGAAAATCTTGTTGCAGGAGGTAATTTATTTGGTAAAGAAACATTGGAAAACATTATGAAACAAGGTGTACAAGAAGAACTTTTAACTAGTTTGATTCAACCTGAAGAAGACAATACCAATCTGTTTACTCAACTTCTGAATCAAACTAGACCATATTAAAGTTCAATAAGCTAGAATTTAAATACGAAGAATTAAGGTAAGGAACTTGTCATCTACTTCCACAAATAAACAACCACTGTTTATTGATCGTCCTTTATTTGATACTGTACGTGTAACAACACAGACAGTTGGTAGTGCAGGCTCCAATACACTAGAGGTACAAGGTGGGCAGGTTCCTTCTATCCTTGTTGATGTAGATGCAGCTCTTAGTGATGACACGAACAATGGTGTTGTTGTAGACGCTATCACAATTGCCCGCAGTGATTTCTATAGGCCAGCAGATTACACCCTGAGTGCAGGCACATCAGGTACGGTAGTTTCAATTGCCAGCGGTCAAATTATCAATGTAACGACAACAGGAAGTTTCACTGGTGCAGGCGTTGTTGAAAGCGGCATTGGTTATTACACATATACAGGATCAACTACATTAACAGGCGTCAACACAACACTACGTTACTCAGGTGGCACCTCCTCAGGTTTTACATATAAAGGTGTATCCTATGGGCAACAACCTGCCGTAACGTTTGTCTTCTATCAAACCCGTGGTACAACAGTACCAATCCCCGCATCTTTTGACTACCACATATTATTTGCTAAGACTGTTCCTGATGGTAGCGGTGTGATTGATTGCTCTGATGTGATGCCTCAATTGGCTGCTCCTGTTATGTCTGCTGGTAATACCAACGGTTTAGGTAGTACTGCACCACTACGCAATAAAGGAATATACCTGGAACGAGGCGACCGTTTATATGTAGGTGTTTTCCCTGATGGACCTAATATTGGTGGGTATACCCCAGGAGCTTATGTGTATGCACAAGGTGGTTTCTTCTAACAATGCCTCTTAAAGGCAATACTAGTTTTGGATCCTTTGGTAGACCAAAAGACTTTAAACCTTTTGAAATAAAACCGATCACCACAGAATTTTCACAAGGTGGTGTACCAGGTTCAATTACTGTATTAAACAGAGAATCAGCATGGGCTAGATGGCGTCGTGGCTATGAAATATATTCTTCTAATATCTATAACAACCCATATGAGTTCAAATTTATTTATAATATTCCCTTCCCTTCTGGAACAATAACTCCCTCCGGTTCTAATCCGACATCCATCGTCTCAGGTGCTTTTAAAGGTTTTCCAACTCGAACAAAAGAATTTGGAATGCATTGGACTGGATTAAGACGAGGGGGAAATATGCGTACAGATAATTTACTTGATTCAGCTGGCACCAGGCTTTCTATCGCAGGTGTAACAGAAGATTCTTCTTATTGGTACGTACAATTAGCCGGAACCTGGAGCTCAGGTAATCCTTTACCTTCTCCTTTATTTGCCACGGTATCTGGTATAACAACACCTTTGAAACCAACTAACGGTGAAATACTAGAAGATAGAATCCTCACTGTTAGTGGCGAAGTGCTCACACCTGATTCTATTAATCCAGATACACAAAGAAGATATGGTTATGTACAGGCTGTTTTGGTAGATGTCATTGAAGACACAGGCGTCCTAAAACTAAAGAAGGCAGGGTCAGTAGAAGTCACACATGATAAACAATTCTTAACCCCCTCGACAAAACCTCCTGCTATTGGACGATTCCTATTGACAGGTAATAGATATGCCTGCACGTGTCAAGACTTTACACGCAGAGAATATACCTTTATGACAACAATCAATGATACAAGTAAAACTAAAAGGAGAAAATACTTTCCTCACTCTAGTGTTGCTTCTGTTAAGCCAGGAAGACACGAAGACATTTTAAGTGACGGCGTATATAACAATAATGCAATGGTAACATCTTTAGAAAACAGATCTTTGAATGTAGAAGCGCCTGCCGCATCGTTTGTACTACCTGATTCAATTGCAACATCAGCAGTAAACCGCTTATCAACAAGAGACAACCCTGGTATATATCAAGATTTTGGAGCTACGTACAAACGTAATATAGAAGCTCCGTCTCTCCCTGGTAACAAACCAGATGGTTTACCTGTATACGAAGACTACACTGTTTCTCAAGACGTCATAACTTCTTTGGGAGATTACTGGGAACCTGTATTAGATGAGATGCGTTATTGCAAACATGTCTATGCACTTAAGTTTGCAGAAAAAGTATTTCCTCCTGAGCCTTCCGATTATCCTGTTGAGTATGAATCAATGGCGGAATGGGAACAAACCTTAGTACAAGAAGCAGAAAGTAATCAACAAAGATATGAAACGTTTCAAGTAACCAAGAATTCTTTAAGCTATATGGATGTTCCTCCTTATAATTGTCAATCACCAACTGTTGCACCCATGTTGCAAAAGCTATTTAATATTCCTAATCAAATCGTATTCTTGTCAGGGTTCACCATGATAGACAAGACAGGGCGTACATATGTACCAGCCTCAGGTGAAAAACCTTCCCTTTAACTTTTTGTAGTATAATACAACAAAGGTTAAAAACCTTGTAAGTTTAAGGGCCGACAAATCTTGTATTCAGGGTCGGTTCTGTCTATAGTCCAGGTAAAAATATGATCCCCTCCCATGACCCATGTAATTTCCCCTCCTCTAGATCAGAGGATAGTTGACGATTTTTTCCAGCTGGCACAAAGCAGAAAAACCTATAAGCTAGCCTGGTTCTATGGAATGCTTGCCACCTTTGGTGTAAAAGCTGAACATCTCTGGGGTTTTACCTGGAACCCAGATGGTACTATCAACATCCAAAACAAAAAGAAACCAATTCGACCCATGCACCCGCAGTGGGTTTTCTTGTTTCAACTAAAAGAAAAACAGCCTTCAGATCTTGAAGACTGTTGGAAAGATGCTTGGTTACTAATCTATAAAGCAATGGCATGCAAAGAAGTTCAATGCAATGTGTTTGAACTACTCTTGGCCTATAAGATGCGTAAAGCCTTCTACAAGCCCTCTAAAGCATCGAAGGTACTAGAACCTGCTCTTGCTTGTTCATAGTCTTCTGAACAGCTCTGCGGTTCCATAGGTAACTCCCCCTGGAGTATGTCTTACCTTTGAATGCAGCATAGTGACGTCCTAGCTTTAATGTGCCATCATCTCGCATACGCAATAGGTCTGTGCGAGGGACTTCAAGCGTTTCTGCCATTTGATTGGTTGTCAACCATCCAGTGGGTGTACACATAAAATAAAAGGCCTTGTACATATTTACAATACATAAAAGGACACCTGATAGCAAGGGTTTAACAAAGGCTTTATAAGTTTACTATTCGTCACAGAGATTGGGCTATCTTAAAATTAGGTAATGGCAATTATAGAGTATGTTCGCAACAGAGCATGACCCTCTCGCCCTACTGGTTGAATTAACCCCGAAGCTTGCTAAAAGACGTTTTCGAGAAGAGATATACAAATCCTGGGATCACTGCTGTGGTTATTGTGGGGCTACTGCAACAAGTCTTGATCACATTATTCCACGTTTTAGGTCTGGCTCTAGTAATAGAAATAATCTTTTACCTTCTTGCCAGCAATGCAATAATCATAAAGGCAGCACCAAGATGGAAGAATGGTACATGACACAAGATTTTTTTAGTGATGAAAAATACCAACGAATCAAAGACTGGACAAACCAAGAAGTTCTTGATCTTTTCCAGTACACTAGTGATTATATGAATTATAAACAGACAAGTTAATGAGTGTTAAATACGATCCAACAACTAAAACATGGACCAAAACGCTAGAAGCGTTAGAGCAAGAAGAGTCTTTGCCCCATGATCTTTCTACATACGCACCTATATATCGAGATGTTTTAGATCAATCAACAACGCCTTCAACTCCAACAGGAGGGAAAACAGGTTCTGGTAATTTACCTTCGACGACAGGAAAAAATCAACCAACTACGTCAACTCCTCCCATACCAACAATTAAATATAAAAAAGTTCTTACAGGATATAGTTCTTCAAAAAAAATCATAATAGATGGAGAAGAAAAAAATGCCCCACCAATAATGCCAGGACAATATAATGATATGGTAAACGCTAATAATGCAGTAGAAAAAAATAATGAAACTAAACGCGCTAACAATGCACCTAAAATAAACGCTAATGATAAAACAGAACAAATATATAATAAAATAATAACGATAACAAAAAATACAACAGGTGCAGATTATAAAGAAAAAAAAGAACTTATAAAAAGATTAGAAACTAATGGTGAGATTGATAAAAACACACGCGAAGACTTAGAACGTAATTTTAATACTTTCTACACAACAGAAAAAGTATCTCCTTGGGATCCAAACTCCAGAGTAAGGCCTCCTTCACCAGGGGATAAAAAAGAAATCGATCTTGATTTCTATAAATCACAAGTACCAGAAGCTGTTAAAGCCTGGGAAGAAGCAAATAAAGAAGGAGAAGAAGACCTTGATATAACTGGACGATATCTAACAGAACAAGAATATTACCAGTGGCACTACACGCAACATGGTAAACCTAGTGGAATAAGAGGATACTCCAAAGAAGACACTGCTATTACCAACGCCTACTTAGAAAAACCAACAGACGCAGAAAAACAACAGATCACAGATATTGCAGCTTTAACAGAAGAAGAAAAGCAAAAAGAAGGAAGTGACTATGAAAAATTTATTACACGAATACTAGGACCAAAAGAAATAGAAAACACAAAAAAATATGGAGCACTTACACAAAATGTATTAAAAGATACCATTGCAGAATTAAACAAAAATAAATTAAAAGAATCTCAATTTGATTTGTATCGTAACCTTGAAGGATTTTCTGAAATTCTTGATTTAAATAAAACGCTCGCTAATTCTATTTTAGGAGATTCTGGAGTAGGTGGTTATTTAGCAAAAGCACAAAATAAATCAGAAGAAGATATAACAAAAGATTTGGAAACACAACTAGGAAAAATGACAGGTCTACAAAGTAATGTTGGATACAATTGGCAAAAATGGTTTGATGAAAAACTTACTGAAAAATATGGAATAGATTACAAGCAATTTGAATCAACAGAGAACACACTTGATGTTGTTAATGCAGCATTAAAAACTGATGCTACTAAAATATATGATTCTAAAAATAAAAAATTTACCGATGCTTTTATCCAAAAAGCAGGGTTTAAATCAGATGAAGAACTTACACAATTTTTAAAAAAACAAGGAGCTTCAGGTACAGAATTATTAACCAGTTTACAATCAGGGGTTATAGATATAACTAAATTTGAAAAAGACAGAGAATTACTTGAAAACAAAATAGCTGAATTAGATGCAACTAAAAATAGAGATCTAAAATTAACTTACACAGAAAAAAATAAAATACCGGAAGAAGTAACAGTAGAAGCTTCTTTTGCGCGTCAGTTTATTGATGATTATTTAAAACCACGTTTTGATTATTCTAAATCAATGGATGAATTTAAAGATTATATGGCTGTGTCTAAAGAAGATAAAAACCCTTTTCAAACAACTGATCGTTTAACAACAATAAAAGATTATGGTCAAAGTGTAGCCAAATCAATACAGCCTGATCTAGCAAGTAAATTTGATTATAAATTTGACACAGAATTTTATTTTAATCCAGAAGATAAAAATGCCCCCTTGGTAAAACAAGAAACATACACAAAACAAAAAGAAAAAGTAGCAGCAGATTGGGAGTCGGCTAAAACAAATCCAGATGCTTATATTAATCCAAGTAACCCAAGCCTAGGAACATGGGCGCAGAATGCTTATTTATATGGTATAGATAACCCAGAAGATTTAAAAAACAAAGAGACATTTGCTAAATTACACTATCAGCTCATTGGCTCGCAAGCAAATCAAACTGGATTGAATACTGCATTTGACGGCGCTATTGATCCAGGGACGATATTAAAACTTAAATTTGAAAGTCCTATATATACAAAAGCACAAAAAATTGGAACTGTATTTGATGAGTTTATTACGCCAGAAGGATTTGCAGATACGATATTAAAAGGCATTGATCCACTAAAAGACAATGCCAACTGGAAAAAATTAATAGATCAATATGATTTAAAAGAAACAGCTTCTTTAGATGAAGTTAAAAAAGCCATAACAAATAGTATTACACTAGGGTCTGCAGAAGAAATAAGAGCAAACATAAAAACTTTACAAGAACTAGAAAAAACACCTACGCAAGCAGAGTTAGGGGTATCTTATATTGAACGACCAGAAGACAAAGGACCAGAACAAGAAAAAACAGAGTTATATAATGTATTTAAAAGTAAAGGGTATCAAGGTACAGAAAAAGAATTTTACACAGACTATATGCCTGATACTAGCAGAGAAGATTTAAAGCTACTAAGTAGTGTAGCCAAAGGAAAAAATCCTGAACTTGATTTAAGTTTTATGGAATCAAAAAGTCTACGTGAAGATCCAATGGGAGCTTTGTCTAAAGTGTCTGAATTAGCAACACCAAAATCCACTGAATCAACCAAAAGAAAAACAGATAGTTACTTTAAAATAGGATTAGATGATGACGAAGAAGAAGACCTTCCTTCCCCTGAATCTTTCCTTGGTGACTTTACCTCTATACTTAAAAAATAATGTCTGATAAACACAAAAAAGCAGCAAGTGCCGCTGGTCGCTACAAAAAAGAATCAATGGAATGCAACAAACCAAGACGTGCTCCAGCTGGTGACAAGCACAAGTATGTGGTAAAGGGATGCCAGGATGGCAAGGAAGCAATTGTTCGTTTTGGTCTAAGAGGATACTCTGATTACCTTTCGCATAAAGATGAAAAAAGACGAGCTAACTTTAAAGCTCGCCACAACTGTGATGAGAAGAAAGATAAATTAACTCCTGGTTATTGGGCTTGTAACCATAATTGGTAACTATTCCTAAAGCTAACAAAATTAAAATATTGTATGTATGATAGGTGTAATGTGTCTACCTTTATCATGCAAGACTTACCCACTGGCATTGACATCATTATAAATTATGAAGGGTACAATGAAAAGGCGTTTCCAGATCCAACTACCGGTGGGGCACCCTACACGATAGGTTTTGGAACACAATACTACCCTGATGGTGAACCAGTAGAACGAGGGCAACTTTGTACCTATAAAAAAGCCAAAGAATATCTTCTGCATGAAGTAGAGAAAATTAATAAACTTTTAATGAAAGAAGTACCTGATCTAGACGAATGTATGAAAGAAGCTTTGATTTCTTTTATCCACTCCATCGGATGGGAGCCTTTTCTTTACAGCGATATCCTGGATGCAATAGAAGAAAACAAATGGGACGCCGCAGCAGAAGAAATGTATAGATGGGTATTTGATCAAGATTACCAAGTAATTAGTAATTTGATCCATAGGCGTAGGGATGAAATTGATTTGTTCTTAACAGGGGTACAGAAGAACGGTTGTGGGTTTAGCGGACAACTTTTACTGAATGCTTTTATGCTTTTTGATTCATCTCCTAATCAAATCAAAGCTATTAAACGTCTAGAGTCGGGTATTCATGCCGTTATCCTTGCTGAATTTGCTAACGAATTCAAGTTGCCGGTATTGCACCAAGGTGAAATTACAGTGTAAGCTTTAGAATAGATACAGGCGGAAAATGAAACCTCTAATGGACCCCTCATGTGAGCCCAAAGAATTAGAACTCCCCCTAGAGTTTAAATTTGCTATGCGCAAAGCTGAGTTACGTGCATCAGAAATGACATGGGAGCAGCTTCACCAAGCTCTACTGAACCTATATCAACAACGCCTTATTGAGATCACAGCTATCAAAGACATAATGGAAGAAGAGGGCGTCAATATTGAATTTGATATCCCCACAGAACTGGAACTAGAAGAACTAGCTTTTATGTGTGGTGATGACGAAGAAGATGACGAGGAAATTGATGAGGACAATCTTCAGCCATTCTGAAGACGGTCCAGATACCACGTGGCTTTCTTGAGGGATTCATCTTGTCCCTTCAGGCGTTCGCGCCATACATATTTAATTGCATTACCCTTGCAGTAACCACGAAATTCTTCAGGTGTTAATGTTGCTTTGATTGCTTCAATACACTCAACAGATCCCTGGTTGTAGTGAGGAGGGTTATTGATTGGATCTACTAGATGCCGCGACGCATCGCTGACAACTTCTTCTCCCGTGTTGGTATTGCACCTAGATCCAGTACTACTGCACCCTTCGGTAGAGGAGCAGCTCCCACTTCCATCCCCTCCTCCACACTTGGAATATATCCCGTCAATCCGGGACGAGTGTTTGACATTGGTGAAGTCGGACATTGGTTACCTTCTAGGGCAAGGTTTTGACGAGGCCGGTCTGCTTGGGTAACAGCCAGACCTCTATTATACTGATCATACAAGGGAACGTCATTCTCTTCGTTATCCAGTTGTTCACCAAAGTCACAGGCAGTTAGTGTCCGTCTGTTAACTTCGTCACCACTGTGCATGAAACCGTCAAGGAAATCGTGAGCACCTATTGCGTTATGCATTTGCTTAAATCTTCTTCGTTTACAATATTAACATGGGACGATTCAACCAACCACTAAATAAAGCAGGGAAGCAATCAATCCCTGGTACTTACGACCCGTCACTTGACGCGGGAACATCAGCAACAGATACGTCAGATCTTAATCCAGGTCGTTCATACGATGTTGATATTCGACGTCTAGATAACGATGAACGTACCATTGCTAAAAGAACTGATAATGAAGGTCAGCAAGAAAGAATAAATAAATTTATGGCGGCTGCAAAGTCAGCAGGTAAGTTCAGACAAAGTGCATTACTTAATGAACCAACCAGTGCTGATCAAGGAGAGACCTTCTCTCCTGTCGGAAGTGTAGGGTATGCCCGTAAACCACAACCTAACTTTGGATCACCCTTCATCTAGGTAATGTCCATAATCTTGCATTTCTAAAGCGTCTTGTAATTGTTGAAACATCTCTTTGATCATGTTTAAAGTCCACTGAACATTGTCTGCTTTAAACCTAGATAGCTCAGCCATCAACAAAGGATTGTTTTGATGGACTACTGTATCAGTAATAATTTGTAACACCCTAAGGCGTTGATCTACATCAAGTGAAGTTGTTTTCATACTCGACACGTCACAATTTCTTTTGCTTGATCCTGGTACTTACCTGCGCGATCTTCGTAGGTAATGCTGCAAGGGTTACCACGGAAAAACAAGAGTTGAATAATACCTTCATTGGCATAAATACGATTAAACAATGGAGTAGCATTACTAATTTCAAGTGTTAAATGTCCACGCCACAATGCTTCCGCAGGCGTAATATTTGCAATAATCCCTGTTCTAGCATATGTACTTTTCCCCATTGCAACAACAGTTACATTCGCTGGTAACGATAACCGTTCTTCTGCTACTCCTAAGCAATAACTGTAAGGAGGAATAAGAAAGTACTTACCTCTTTCATCTTCTAATAATTCAACAGGACGTAAGATATCAAGATTAAAATTCTTTGGATCAGTTTCACCGACATCAATACGACCCAACACTAGACATTGCGTTGGCGACAGCCGAATATCATAACCGTAAGAACCAAGTCCATAACTTAGAACACGTCTCCCTTCCTCTTCCTTAACCATATGATCAACAAACGGACTGATCATCTCATGATTTAAAGCTAAATCCTTGATTTCAAGATCGCAAAGAATGCTCATCTGATGCCTGACTTTTGTTTACTGTACTGCAGTTACAAGGAAAGTGCTTGTTTCTTAATAAAGAACACGGCCTTTTTCTTCGTAAACATCAATAAATCTTTGAGTGGCTTCTCCAGAGTTATCCTTAGGCTGTAGGTAGACTAGTAAACTTGTACACGTCCGGTGTTTATCTATTCCTTTGCTGGAATATCTAATTAATTCAGGAGGTGTTTTAAGAATACAAATAGGAAAGTCAAATATTTTTTGCTCGTATCGAATCATGTCAGGACAGTTGGTAAAGAATAGACCCTGTTCAATTTCATTATTCAACCAAGCACGATACAATCTCTGGAACCACACAGCATGAGATGACGTAACAGTACCAGCACTAACCCGAGTCATCTTCCATTTGTCTAGCGCTTTATTAAAAAAGTAAGATCCACTAGGTGGAAATAGATACACCTTACCAAACCATTGTTGTGCATTAAGACCATCGTCTTGAGGCGTGAAGTATTTTATAGCACCTACGTATTCATTTGCAGTGTGGGAACTAGCAGGATCCAAGTCGATTTCACCCATCAACATATGAGCGGCTGCCACTAGATCAGAGTTTGTAATTAACTCTTGATCTTCTTTCCTTAATGGTTTCATTGGTCTGTTAGCTGGCTATAGTCTATTTGGAAATAGCGAATACCATCGTTATCATTGATGATATAACCAGCACTTGTTTCTGGATCAATCTTTTGAGCTGACTCAAGAATACGTCGCAAACTCTCTGCTAGATCACCATTATCATCTTGTTCACACGTTTCTTTTGCTGAATGAATTTCTTGAAGAGTCCAGTAAAACATACTACGTTCTTGTGACGTAGGTTGAAATACCATAACACCAGGACCTTCGGTATTCCAGAAATCAATATACATTTTACCCATATCACTAAGGATAAAACGCACCGTGGTATCAAGGATCTTAGCCTTCTCTTGTGAGAAGTCTTTATCTAATAGGGTTGATAGTAAACGCTCACGTTTGTTCATGATTGCACCAGGTTTTGTTTAACAAGAGATTCAAGAAGTTTAGGAAGGGGTTGGTAAACACACACCATTTTACCAATGGCACCACGGCGTTTGATCAGTACACCTTCATCATCTTTTAATTTATCAAACTCTTTAGCTCTAATCAAGTATTCAGCTACACACCTTAACCTTCTCTTAAGAGATAATTCAGCCTGTGGAAATCTTCCACAAATTGTATCAGGTTGCATGTTGGCAAAAGCAATACGAAGTCTATTGGCAAGAGTCAAACTTGAATTAGCGTCTTCCTCTTCATAATCTCTTATGTTTTTCAGGTATCGTTGCAGACAACCATCGTCAAAAGAGCCAGAAGGAGGCAGGAAAATCTTAACCTGCTTACCAATAATACTAGGTAGTAATTGAGAATAGTTCTCAAGAGTGACGGTTGTAACGTCTAGGTCTTCAATTAGATGTGACATATCATAAGTGACTGCTATGACTACTTTGGTACAAAGACCTGTTCCTAAAATCAGTGACGTCTGCTTCTCTGTTCTTAGCAAAAGAACGGATCAGCTCGTTCCAGGGAATCCTAATGATAGCCTTTTTATTTTCTCTTGGGCAAATATTAATATAATGGATGCCTTCAATCCAACCTTTACCTTGAGTACTTTTAGATTGTGCAATCCAATTCCTGATGGTCTGATCTGATATCCCTAATCGTTTTGCACATTCCTCAGTCGAAATATATTCATCTGCATAAAGCTCTGGATTCATCAGATCAGTTTCTTCTGTCTTGTAGCGAGAATGCCACATGGAACCTAAGATTGTCCTAATGCCCTTCAACTCAGCAGCAATGTCCTCAAGACCTTTTCTTAACCCGTAATTCATAATGTCAATATAACTTTTTTTATGCTAGCTTTAAATCAAGTAAATTGTCACTCATGGAAGAAAATCAAGTTCCTGCCAGCATGCCCTCACAGCCCATGCCCTTAATGGAAGACTATATAACACCTGAAAACCTGGAGCAACTTAAAGCACAGGCCCGTATGCAGGCCATGCAAGCAGCAAGAGTACAGGTGCCTCCACCCGGACGAGTTGTTTATGTACGACGAAATCTAACTGTTGCTGAGCTTATTGTTGTATTTTTAATCTCCTGTGGTCTTGTTCTAGGTGTCCAAGGAACCTGGCACCTTGCTAACAACCTTCCTCGCATTGAAGTTAAGTGGAGTAAGTAAAAGGGACCTATAATTAAAATAGGAGTATTTGTCGCTTAATAGATGGCTAACAGAAGGATATCTGAACTTCCTTTATTAGATGGAACACTGGTAGCAGAACAGGATCTGTTTACCATGGTCCATGTTTTTGAAGTCGATCCAACGTTAAAAAATAAAAAAATTACCGTATCAGGTTTAAAGCAATATCTAAATACGTATTACCTAACAGCAAGCGGATCTACAGTTTATGGTTCTTTGGTTGTTCAGAATAATTTAACAACATCTGGACTTATAGTATCAAATTTATCAACCCTTTCAGGTGTAATTGTACAGAATAATTTAACAACCTCGGGTACAATAAGTGGCGCTACCGTAACCGGTAATACAGGACAATTTACAAATATAACATTTGTTAGCGGGTTTGGCACTGCTCAAATTTCAGGCGCTCTCATTACTGGTAACACAGGCCTTTTTACCACGGTTACCGGCGCCAGTGGAATCTTTACCAGTTATTTATTTGGTGCAACAATTACTGGTAACCAAATCAGTGGAACAACAGGTACGTTTGGAACCTTGATTACTAGTGGGCACACTGTACAAAACAACCTAACTGTATCAGGTAATCTTAGTGTTCTAGGATCCGGTGCTTTTGCTTCTGGTGTAACAGTAACAGGGACGCTAAGCGGAACTACATTTACAGGAACAACAGCTAACTTTACATCTGGTAACTATGTAGCACTAAGCGGCACCACGGTTACAGGTAATATTGGACAATTTACTACAGTAACGGGTGCATCAGGTGTATTTACTACACAAATATCAGGAGCGACCATTACAGGTGACGTTGCTCAATTCACTACGGTAACAGGTGTTTCTGGTGTATTCACTACGCAGATATCAGGAGCAACCATTACTGGAAACCAAGTAAGTGCAACAAGTGGTACGTTTGGAACCCTTGTAACTAGTGGACATACTATTCAAAACAATCTTACTGTCTCAGGAAACTTAAGTGTACTTGGTTCAGGTACCTTTGCTTCTGGTGTAACGGTAACAGGAACTTTAAGTGGAACCACAATTACAGGAACCACAGCACAATTTACTACTATTACAGGAGGAGTTGCGGGATTTACCAGTATTACCGGAACAACTATAACTGGCACTACCGCTAATTTTGTTACTGTTTCAGGCACTACTGTTACAGGGACAACTGCTCAATTTATATCAGGTATATTTACTACGCAACTATCAGGAACAACAATCACTGGCACTCAAGTCAGTGCAACAACAGGTACCTTTGGTACCTTAGTCACCAGTGGACATACTGTTCAAAACAATTTAACTGTATCAGGTAATCTTAGTGTCCTAGGCTCAGGTACTTTTGCTTCTGGTGTAAATATAAATGGAACACTTAGCGGTGTAACCATCACTGGAACAACAGCTCAATTTACTACTGTTACAGGAGGGACGGCAGGCTTTACAACCCTTACAGGGACAACAATCACAGGAACCACTGCTAATTTTGTAACAGTATCGGGTACAACTGTTACTGGAACAACAGCACAGTTTACGTCAATCACTGGTGGTACAGCAGGTTTCACAGCGCTTACGGGAACAACAATCACAGGAACAACAGCTAATTTTGTAACTGTTTCAGGGACAACAGTAACCGGTACAACTGCTCAATTTGTCTCTATTACTGGAGGAAGTGCAGGTTTTACAACACTTACAGGAACAACAACTATTGGAACAGTGGGTGATTTTACCACCGCTACTGGTACCAGTGCGAATTTTACAAGTTTCTCAGGAGGCTCTGGAATATTCACAACACAATTATCAGGAGCTTTAATAACAGGCGATACTGTAAGAGCAACTTCAGGTGTATTTCAATTTTTACAAGCTGTTAACCAAACTTTTTCAGGCAACCTAACTTTTTCAGGAGACACGTTTACTCTTGGCTCTGGATACTTCAGTTCAGGTATAAGTGTTTCAGGAACAATCAGTGGGCAAACAGTCACTGGCACCACTGCACAATTTACTACTATCACAGGAGGAACAGCTGGATTTACTACGGTCACAGGAATAACAGTTACAGGTACAAACGGTTTATTTACAAACATAACTGGAACAACACTACACGTAACAACACCATCTGGCGCCACACCAGCAATTATTTGCTCGGGTGTTGTATCTGGTAGTACAGCAGGGTTTGTTATTCAAGGACCATTAATAATTCTCCCCTAATTTTGATCAAGTTTTTGAAGCTATAATTAAAAAAACAGCTAAATAACCATGGCATACGGAACCGTCAAGGTAGACAACGTTACCTTTACCTACAATTCAGCAGACGCAACAACCACTTTCTCTGGTATCTATGCATCAATAACAAATAATTTAACGTTATCAGGAACAGCAACAGCGGCAACTTTCACTGGCACCACAGCTAATTTTACTAATGTAAATGCTCAAAATATTAGCGTTACAACTTCATTAAGTGGGCTTGCTATTACAGGAGGGACAGCAGGTTTTACCACTATTACAGGAACAACCGTTACAGGTACCACAGCTAATTTTGTAACTATTTCAGGTACTACGGTAACAGGCACGACTGCTAATTTTGTTACTGTTTCAGGTACTGCGGTAACTGGAAATACCGGTCAATTCACTAACCTTGCAGGAGCAGCGGCTGGATTTACTACTGTTACAGGCACAACTATTACAGGAACAACAGCTAATTTTGTATCAGGTGTATTTACCACTCGAATATCAGGTACAACAGTCACAGGAACAACAGCTAGTTTTACCAGTGGAATATTTACAAGTCTCAGTGGAACAACACATACCATTACATCAGGCGTATTTGCGTTAGGTACAGCAGCTCTTCCAAGTATAAGTTTTGTAAGTGATCCAAACACTGGCATCTATAGCCCTGGTGCAGACCAAGTAGCGGTAGCAACTAATGGGACTGGGAGGTTGTTTGTCAATAACACAGGGATTGGGGTAGGGGTTGCACCGAGCAGGTCTATTGATGTATATAGAGGTGATGCCGGGCAAGCAATTCTCAGACTTTCGGATGTTGATAGTCGAAATATAGAACTCAGATCGCCTGATGGGACTGGAAACCAAGGAAGTATTGGCACAGTAACCAATCATGATTTTATAGGCATTACTGGCAACACCGAACGACTGCGCATCACCTCAACCGGGGCTCTTAACTTCGTCGGTGCTGGTACGGCAGGATCCACGCAAGCCGTTAGTTTTAATGGCAGCGCACCAGTTAATAGCCTGGTTATTGACTCCAGTGGGCGATTAGGCATAGGGACTTCTGCGCCCACCAGCGGCAAACTTCATATTTACCATTTAAATTCTAATGACACTCCAAACGTAATTTATAGCGAAATAGTTGGCGTTGTTTATCCTGGAACCGATAATATGTCGACTGGTAAGTTTGTCAACGGTGCCATTGGCGCTAACGCTTATGGTATTTGGGCGGAAACTACTGACACTAGTTATGGCGTTCGCTATGCTGGCTACCTTAAATGTGCGGGTTATGTTTATGGCAATAGCTATGGTTTATACGCCGAAAATACAATGCCTAATGTGGCTGGAGGGGGCACTGCTTATGCTGGATACTTCAAAGTACTAAGCGCAGGCACAGGTACTGTAGGCGCCATATATGGTCTACGAGTTGAGAACACAGCAGCAGTCGGGGGCATCTCTTACGGGGCATTTATCAGCACGGTTGCTGGCCCTTCAACTGTTATTCCTTTACGAATTGATCATGCAGGCAGCGAAAAACTCCGCGTTGATTCAAGCGGCAGGCTCTTAGTTGGTACGTCTACTGACACTAACAACGCAAGACTGCAAGAAAAACTTGCATTAGTGACGATTGGTTCTGGAAATATAGGGGGGATGGCGATTACTAACTATGGGGGGACGGGCGCTGGTTCTCGCCCACTTTTAGATTTTCAGCGTTCTCGTGGTACGACAGATGGATCTTTTACGGCTGTTGCTAGTGGAGATCAATTGGGCTCCATCATTTTTAGGGGGGCGGACGGATCTCAGTTTACCGATGCGGCTTTTATCAACTGCGAAGTAGACGGCACCCCTGGCGCTAATGACATGCCGGGGCGGTTAGTGTTCTCCACTACCGCAGATGGGACAGCATCCCCGACGGAGCGGATGAGGATTATAAGTAATGGTCACATGCTTCTTAATACAACAAGCGATTTAGCACATCTTACTGTTGCTGATAGCACTTACGGCGCCAGTGATATATTTATCCGAACTTTTGGCTTGAGTGGCACTTCTTTTCTCGTTCGAGGTGATGGGGACTGTGAAAATACAAATAACTCTTACGGCGCATTTTCGGACATTAAATTAAAAGAAAACATAGTAGGAGCCAGTTCCCAGTGGAACGACATAAAAGCTCTGCAGGTTCGAAATTACAACCTGAAGTCGAACCCGTCGTTCGCTCAGATTGGACTGGTTGCCCAAGAGGTTGAAACGGTTTCACCTGGTCTTGTTAGCGAGCTTCCTGACCGCGACGAAGACGGTAACGACCTTGGCACTGTCACTAAAAGTGTCAAGTATTCGGTACTCTACATGAAGGCAGTGAAGGCGTTGCAGGAAGCAATGGAGCGGATCGAAACCCTTGAATCCCGGATAACTGCTGCTGGGATCGAGTAGTCCCCTTCTCTACTATGTCTAGCTAAACCATTTTCGTGACACCACGAAATTGGTCTGGTTGCTCGGTAACTTGCTCGGTAACTTGCTCGGCAACTTGCTCGGTAAGTAGTCTTTGACACTACTGTGTCTAGCTAAACATAATGTTTTTGCGCACCACAGGTCTGGCAAGCATGTTTTTTGTTTGCTAGACTTGTTTTTTCACGATTCTAGCAAAAGTCGATGCTATGAAAATTCTAGTTGGGGCAAGCAATGTCTATTGAT